GCGTGCTCGATGACGGCTTGATGGCTGCCGCGCTCATGCGACCCCCAGGAACTTCTTGCGCCAGAACATCGCCTGGTCTTCGTCCATGCCGCCGGCCTGGACGGTCTTGTCCAGTTCGGCAGCCTGTTCGCGCAGCAGCTCGGCGCGGGCGGCCTGGCGCACCTCGTCGGCCCAACGCTTCTGCGCCACGCTGGCGCGGGTCAGGGTGGCGATGTTCTTGGCCGCGCTGGACAGCAGGCCGATGCGCTCGGCCGGGTCTTCGATATCGCCGGCCTCCTGCAGGTTGACGATGGTCTCGAACAGCTCGGTCTGCACCAGGGCGATCACCGCCTCGGAGCGAGCGTCCTGGTCATCGCGGGCGCCCTCGGTGATCAGCTTGGCGGCCTCGGTGCTGGCCTTGATCGCGGCCATGCGGCGCTCGATCTTCTGGCCGTAGCGGTGGATCGAGGACTTGCCGATGCTGTAGCCGCGACTCTTCAGCTCGCCTTCGAGCAGCTCGTAGCCGGTGAAGTTGCCTTCGACCAGGGAGTGATCCAGCCAGGCCCGGACTTCCTTGGGTAGTTGGTCGACCGCATTCGCGCGCGCCATGGCTCAGCCCCAGTACTTTTCAGGACGGGCGATACCGGGCTCACAGCTCACGGTGTATTCGACGATGTCCACGCCGATGCGGGTCAGGTCAGACCACCAGCGGCCGGAGGGCTCCTTGCGCAGCTTCACCAGGCTGCGGCCTTCCAGATAGTCCAGTTCCTTGCGGACTTCCATCGGCGTCACGTCCTGGTAGATCGAGCGCATGGTGGTCTGGATGATCTCCTCGCAGACCTCCTCGGGGCGGGCGTTGTTCAGAGCCAGCAGCAGGTACCAGCGCAGCGACTCGCGGCGGATACGGGCCTGGTCAAGATTCATGGCGTACTCCTTTCAATTGGATGTTCTCCATCCGCAGGGCCAGGGAGTCGAGCTTGGCCTCGATCACCGTCTGACCCCGGATGTAGTCTTCGCGGCGCACATAGCGCTCGGGCAGCTCGGCGCGCAGGCTCATCAGATCGCGCTCCAGTTGGCGCACCGCGTCACCGTCCTCCCTGGACTGGGCCAGGAGCGCAGCAAAGCGCTCATCCCAGTGCAGGGTGCTGAGCTGCCGGGCTTCTTCCATGGCCTTGAAGCGAGTTTCCAGGCGTTGGTCGATCTGCCCCAGCAGCAGCTTGCCGGCCCCGGCGCAGGAACCGAGGAAGCCGAGCAGCAGGCTCACCAGCTGCCAGAACTCAAGGGTCAGGTTCATCGCAGGCCTCGCTTGCTCAGCTGTTCCAGGGTGGTTTTGCACTCGGTGCAGTGTTCGGTACCAGGCTCGGCCTGGCGGCGGCGCTCGTCGATGGCATCGCCGCACTCTTCGCAGCGCAGGGCCGAGGGGCCTGAGCGGCGCTGCAGCCCGGATTCGTGGGCACGCAGCGCTGCCTCGGTGAAGTCGTTGTCGAGAGCCAGATCAGCTACATCCATGTGGTGTCAGTCCTGCTGCAGGTCGAGCAAGGCATTGAGTTGGGCAAGGTTGTTACGGGCCCAGCGGCCGTAGTCCTGGGCATGGGCCAGGATGTCTGCCGGAGTGACACCGCTTTCCAGTAGTTCGGCGTCAGTACCGGGGGCGGGCCAGGTCGCTTGAGCAGAGCTGGTGGTAGCGGCGCCGCCTCCTGTGGCGGGCAGATTGGCGCCGAGGGCGAGGTTGAAGTCGCGCACCCAGCCAGCAGTGAACACACAGCGAGGGATAACGACAGGCGCAGCAGCAGGTGCCGGCCGGTAGACAGTCGTGACATGGGGGATGCGCTCCTGGAGCTGTTGGTGATCCTGGTCGTGCCCGTCCTGCTGGCTGAGCAACAAGGCCTCGGCCTGATTCGCTCGCTCGATCTGCTGCAGCAGCTGCACGCGGCTGTCGATGGCCGCCTGGCGGGCCTGCTCGGCATGCACCAAACGCAGGTCAGCCACAGCCGCATCGCCCTCAGCCTTGCCCTTTTTGTAGCCGCCATCCCATTGGTTCTGCCCATGCACCCACAGGGCCGCGAGATACAGCGCCCCGAGTGGCAGCCATAAGTTGCGGCGCAGCCAATCAAGCACGGCCATGGCGCTGCCTCCGGCGGTTACGGGCCTTGCGGGCTGCTCGGCGAGCGGCTGCTACGCCGGACTTGCCGGGACGTACCTGCGGCCACTCCTGCAAGTAGCGGGCGCTGGACATCCAGGGCCTGGGCAGCAGATCAGCGAGGGCCACCAGCAGGCGGCCGAACAGGCAGCGCATCATTTCGGCTGCTCCTGCTCCGGCCCCTGCTTGACCAGACGGGCGAGGAACAGCAGGCCGGCCAGCACGCTGTTGAGGGCGGCATAGGCGGTTGGCGATAGCTGGGCCTGCCACATCGGTAGCAGCGTCGCCTGCAGGAAACCGAACAGGGCGATCAGCGCGGCCAGCTGCACGCTGTAGAAGGTATGGCAGCGACGCCACTCGGCGATCAGCTTCATGCCGACACCTCGCCGTGACGCACACCGCGCAGGATGCCGGCCAGTGCCAGCCCCTCGGCCAGCATCGGCTCGCCGTACCAGTCACCCTCAGGCAGCGGGCCGGGGCCGTTCTCGTGGCGGACGATGGCGCGCACCAGCTCCAGCATGGTGCGGTAGTCATAAACGTCGATGGCCTGGCCGGGGCCGACATGCAGGCGAGCACTGACGGCTGCCACATAGGCCACGGTGTTGTTCTCGCTGTCCGGGGCCCAGCGCTGGATGATGCGCTCGACGGTGCGCAGTCCGTGCTTGTCCTGGTAGGTGATCAGTGTGCGCGCGATGGCGCGGATGCCCCACACCGGGTGGCTGAAGACGATGAAGCGCGAGTCGCCAGACTGATCCAGGGCCATGCCCTGCCAGCGGGTGCTGGTGCGCTCGATGTTGCCGGGGTTGTAGTTGCGGATGCCGCGTGGGGTTTCAGGTCGCATGGCGCCTCCTGCTGCTGGGCGCCTGGGGAAATCAGGAGCCAGAAACGAACACGCCGCCATGATCGGCGGCGTGCTGCAGGAGGGCTTTTAATCCGGTTTAAAGAGAAACAGCCGTGGTTTGCGAATGGGTCACAGGGCTTCGATCACCGCCTGTACCTGCTCGGCTGCCTTGGGCTCCAGTCCACTGTTTAACTGCGCAACGACCAAGCCATCGCCAGAGCGATACAGGTAAGGCCCCGCGAGCCCCTTGAGGGCATCGTAGTAGCTGAAGATCGCATCACAGTACTCAGGCTTGTCACACACAAATAGCTGACCGCCCTTGGGGGCCACGCTGGGGAGCGCAAAGGCAATGTTCTCGCGGAAGCTGCTGGGGCGCGGGCTGGAGGGATCGCGCTCAAGCGCTTTGACGGCTGTGATGCCGGTGCCGGCTGATTGCAACGCAGCAACAACCTTGTCGGCAGTCATCGGTTCTGGCTGGCCGCACCCCACCAGGGTCGACAGCGCGGCAATGGTCGCAAGACTCCATTTCTTCATGCTGATACTCCTTCGGTTTTGTCTTTTGTAGGTGCGCAAGCGCACCTACGCTTCGCCTGGGCACGCCCAGGGGGAGGGTAGAGGGCAGGCCCTCTACGCGCCGTTCGGCGAGCGCGGCTTCCTCTTGCGAGCCGCTACTGCACGGTAGGTACGATCTAGCTGCTCATCCGACAGCTCGGTGAGACTCGTGACCTTGAACGTCTTTTTGAGGTAGGCCGCCAGCCAATCACTGTCGTCTTTGGTGTTGATCTTGATGTACGAGTAGCGGCGCTTACGCCAGGTCTCGTTGTCCGCCACCGGCGCTGAAGCCATGGAGTTCAGGCGACCGATCCATTGGCGTAAGTACTTCTCTGCTTTCGGGAAGTCCTCCAGGGCAATCAGCAAGTAGCGGGTCACCCCGCAGTGGGCGTTCAGGGCTGCCCAGACGCTGCGGAAGCTCTTTGGCGCCTTCTTCAGCTGGGTTTCAAGCTCGACGATCTGGCGAACCAATTCAGTCAACTTTGCCGCTTGCACCTCAGTGATGTGCTGATCGCCAGGTTTAACTTCGGCCTTCGTGTGGGTGACATGGTTTTGGGTGTTCACGAGATGAATCGTGGAGCCAGCCTGAGCTACTTGCACAACGTTGGCGTTACCACCACTGGACACATTTACTTGGGGCTGCGCAGCCCTCTCAGCTTCAGCCCGGTTAGCGGATGGCACACCAGTCAGCACGTACTGAACATCGACGCCAAGCGCAGCAGCCTGAGCCAGAAATTCAGCACTAAGCCCGCGCTGGCCAAGTTCGTATAAGCGCAATCCCTCACGGCTTATATCCAGTTTCCGAGCGAAATCGGCCTGGGTGAATCCTGTCCTTGTCCGCTCTTCGACTAGTCGAATCGCGATATCCGCACGCTCAATCATCGCAACACCTGTTGACGTGCCAACAAATGTTGGCACATAATCAATCCACACCGTCCCACCACGAACGGCAACTTAAGCGGCACCCAACCGGGCGCCATCACCCCTCGAAAGGAGCTTCCCTCATGAAGCTACGTACCCCCGACCAGGCCCGCGCAGAGCTGAAGGCCAAGGGCATTTCGATTACCCAGTGGGCAATCGCCAACAAGTTCTCGCCCAACCTCGTGTTTGAGGTGCTGGGTGGCCGCAAGAAGTGCGTGCGCGGCCAGGCTCACGAGATTGCAGTCAAGCTCGGCATCAAGGATGGCGAGATCTGCATCGACCCGGCCAAGGCCCTGGAAGTCGCGTGAGGTCTGACATGAGCATCAGTGACCACACCCTTCAGGCCCTGGCCCGGCTCCAGGCAGAAAGCCTGCTGGCCAATGGCAAGCGCCCAGCTACTGCAACACCTGAATCATGCGTAGCAGCCGAAGCTCGGCCTGCTGCACCGGCTCTGCTTTCCCCGGCAGCCCTGACAGCCGACGGAGATCAGTGATGTACGCCGCCCGATCTACTGCGCCAGCCTTGGCCAAGTGCTCCACCAGCAGAGCAAATGCCCCTTCCAGCGCCGCCAAGGTTCCAGCCTGCTTGTCCAGCCGCTCTTGCTCATCCATCGCGATAGTACCTGTTCTGCCAGTCAATTTGCCTGAATCAATTGTGCAGGGCGAAACCCCATTGCCAATGCACAAAGCCGCCCTTTGTTTGGAAGGCCATTTTCTGACCAGCGCGAGGGCCTTCCAATGACGCCAGCGCAATGGAAACGCGCCCAGCCGATCTCGCTGCGCGACGCACTCAAGATGAGCCAGCAGCACGCCAAGGAGCGCTTCAACTTCAGCATCGAGCGGATCGCCGCGCTGATGGGGCTGGACGATCACTGGGCGCTCTACAAATGGATCGCCAACGGGCGCATGCCGGCTGTGCTGATTCCGGCCTACGAGCAGGCCTGCGGCATCAACCTGGTCAGCCGCTGGCTGGCATCGAGCGGCGGCAAGCTGCTGATCGACATCCCCACCGGCCGCACCAGCAGCGCCCACGATATTCAGGCCCTGCAGGCCGTGCTGCACGAAGCCACCGGCAAGCTGATGGCCTTCTACAGCGATAACACCGAAGCCAGCGCCACCCTGGCGGCCATTCAGGCCGGCCTGGAGGAACTGGCCTGGCACCGGGGCAACGTGCAGCAGCACGCCCACCCACAGCTCGAACTGGGAGACACACCATGAGTTCAACGTTTGACTTCGCCCGCTTCCGGGCGGTGATCGCCGGCCTACATCACGCACTGCAGAACACCGACTGTGCCGAGCAGGCTCGCGCCGCGCTGCTGCTGCAAACCGCTAATCCTGCGCACAGCTACGACCTGATGCAGTTCATGAACAACCTGGCCTGCGAGGTGGATGGCTTCGACCAGGCGCTCATGCATGACCTCGATCTGCATACCGAGGAGAACGGC